CAAACATTAAGTTGTTTAAAACACATAAACCAAAAACATGACTTTGAGGATAGATTCTAATTTCTCAATTGGTTCACTGAAAACCAACTTGACTGAACCAACTTTGTATTCTTGCACTGATCTTCCAGAACCCAAATATGACTGCCAATATGATGGATCTAATTTTAAGATTGTTGTCAATGGTAGAGAGAAGCTCATTAGCATCACTTCTGAATTTATAAGGAAAATACGTCATGAGATAGTCTGTGATGTGATGAGTTTTGAAAGTGATGTTGCTTTAAGGACTATAGGTGTCAATGGTGAAGAAGGAGATTTATCTCCAGATTTCATTAATCTAGATACAAAAACTGTCATTGAAGTTGGAACATCATTCTTATCTGAAATGTTTGCTTTAAGAAACTCATACACAGGGAAAAATATAAAATACTCCTATTTATTAGAACCATTGAATTATTCTTTGGTTGTCCTCATTGTCTCACCATCAAGGGTTTACACTAACATGACTTTGTCTCAAGATGTTGTAAACATTCTCTGTTATAGAATGAGAATAGGATTAGCTTTAGAGTCTGTGATAAAAGAGATAATAGGTACAGACATATTTTCTGATGAAAATACAGCAGATGAAGCAATTGTTAAAGATGTTTTTAGAAAATTAAGTCCTAAAATAGATTCAACTGCAGATTTTGATCTTGATGTTATATTATCAATGGAGCAAAGGCCAACACTAGAAGATTTTGCACATACTGGAGAAGTTTTAAAAGATTGCTTAGAAAAATCCACATTACCTTCTACTGAGTCTAAGGTAAATTTAAATGAATATCTTTCAAAATTTGAAAATAATAGTAGAACGACTGATAAAAGAGTAACAAATATACCTTTGATTATGCCTATTTTAAATATAACTAAAGTTTGTGATACTGAATTGGATCCTGAAAAAGCTTCTGACATGCCTATGTATCTGAAGAAAATATGGTTTTCTGCAAAAGAAGTTAAGCCTGTAATTTTTTCAGAAGATGATCAATTTAGTGAAGCAATGGGAGACAAAGACTTTGAGAGACATAGAGTTCAAAAAGGTGCAGCATTTAGAGTGAATGGACTAACAGAATTAGATAAGATAGAAGCAGCAAAATCAGGATTGTGGGCTAAAATGATGAAAACATCTCCAGAGTTAGTTTCCAAAGAGATTGAAGATAGAAAATCATTTCATCCAACTTTAACAGATACTAAAGACATTTCTAAATTCCTTAACACAACTTTACTAAAAACTAGAGAACAGATTTCCATACCAACAGAAGCTCTAAAATTAATAAGACATGGAAAAGCATTGTGGAGCAAAAAACAGTCCCTAAGTTCTGTCATAGTTGAGAAAATTGCATCTACAGATTGCATATGGTTTTGCCAGTTAGTTAGTAATCTTATGACTGAAATTTGTTATTCCTATAAATATTGGATAAAAAGGTCTGATTTTTATCATAAGGTTTCAAATGGGATACATCTGTTAATCCGATGTACTGGAGATCATGTTTTTGTTTCATTTGCATATCCTAAAGAATTTTATTGCACCATAGATACAGGGAAAATTGGGCCTAAAATTTGGGAATCAGATAAATTTTATTTCACTGATATATCTTCTTTTAATGAGCCTACCATTGAACATTTTGTGAAAGCTGGACCTTATATGGCAGCAATAGTATGTCATCTTTTATCTCACTTAGAAATGTCATTAGATAATCTAAATCTAACAGATAAAGTGTTGAGTCAACATGTGAACAATCTTTTGCTGCTTTACTTATGCAATAAAACAGATTGTGAAGAATTAATAACAAATCAGAGGTATTTAACAATGGGTATCTTTGAAGAATTAGATCCTAATCCATACAGGTTCTGCGAGAGGTTGCCAGAAGTAATTAGGTCAAGACTGACATGTCATTATATTAAAAGATGCATAGAGCATATGGAATACTACTCCTCTAATATTATAATTAAGATACCTAACAAAGAAAATTTAGAGTATGATGTAAAGTATGGAGGCTTAAGGAGCATGTTTGGAGATTATGAACCTAATTTAAAACAAAAAGTTAATGAATTCTATTTTGGTTATGTGGTGAGTAAAGAGAGAGGAAGAGGTTCTGATAGGAACTTTAAAATAATGAAGAAAATTGTAGCAGAGGAATATCGGTATAGAGATAAAGTCATATCAACTTTTGAGAAGACATTGAATCCAGCTATACATGTCTCTAATCCAATTGTAATCAAAGTTTTTGTCCACATCTTTAGAGATATCTTAAAATCTTATTTAGGGAAAGATTTTGAAACTGTGATAAAAAATGAAATTATTAAATCAATTGCTTATACTTCTTTTGATGATTTGGCAACTCTAAAAGTATCATCTAGAACATATAACACAACAGTTGTTGTACCTAATATCAATGATGAAATGACTACTGGTGAGGTGAGGAAGCTTTATGAATCTGCAAATCCAAATGAAAAAGGAAAAAGGCCAAGAGTCATGGAAGCTTTAAGCAAGTTAGTTGTAGAGTGTGAAGAATCAATGGGGAGATCAGTAAGACATCCTGTAGAATTACTGCCATACTGTATTGATTCTATAAATAAAAAAGGATATTGGGATAGTGATATATTTCCTAAGGCACAACATGGAGGAGATAGAGAAATTCATGTTTTAGAAGTGAAAATGAGAATAATCCAATACTTTACTGAATGTATTGCTAAAACATTATGCAGGTTATGTCCATCAGATACACTTACACATCCATATGAAAAAGAAAATTTTGTAAAAAAACATTACACAACTGCTCAAACATATCTAGGTGATAAATTCTTTACAATAGGGAAATCTGCTGATGCTACAAAATGGTGTCAACGAAATGATAGTTCTAAATTTGCAGCAGTTATTTTGCCTTTACTACCAGTAGAATTTAAAGATTTTTTCCTATTTGTAATGTGGATATGGAAGAAAAAAAGAATCAGTTTTCCTATACAATTTGCTGCTAATTTCCAAACTAACAAAAAAACAGTTTCTAATGATACTTACAATAGAATGAAAAAAGAATTTTTCAATGGAAATGGAATTTTTACTCAGCAACAATCAAACAAAATGACAATCAAATCTGGAATGATGCAAGGAATTTTGCATTATACAAGCTCTTTAACCCATGCAGTTATACAAGAGGTCATGAGAAAACTACAAAAGGATTATCTAAAAAGAAGAAATGTAGAATCATTCATTACAGTTGTCCAAGGAAGTGATGATTCTGCTGAAGTTCTGAGTTTAAAAGGTGAGCCAACAAAATCTAAGATTAGATTAGCAAATACCATGCTCCATTGGAAAGAACAAGTTTCAAAACACTTTTCAATATACACTAGTAGAGCTAAATCATCTGTTGGAACACTGGATCTAGTGGAATATAACTCAGAGTGGATGATCAGATCTAATGTAGTAAAACCAACATTCAGATGGGTTTCTGCATGCATGGAAACAACAGTTACTGAAAGATTCATAGATAGAATTAGAATAAATTATAATGTTTCTTCACAGGTTTTAGAGGGAGGTGGGAAGGTATTAGAAGTGGCCACAATTCAAATCTGCCAAGCATGGATGCATTATTTATTAATTGGTTTGCATACTTCAGATTTAGCACACATAGCTAGTTCTGAACTGATGGAAAATCTAGATCCAGCTTTAGGATATTATCCTCTAGATTCAGATTACTGTGCTGGCATTACAGGTGTTGAGTTTCAACTATACAAAATGTTTAAAAGTACAAGCTTTGGGAAAGGCATGTCATTTGCCAATATTCATGACCCTAATGTGTACACTATAGAAGATGAATCTCCTGATATGAGTGTCAGTAAGTCTTTAAGATCAGTTCGTATTAAGTTTTCAAATATGAAGTTATGGCAGAATCAAATGAGACAGATGAATGTACCAGATTTAGAACAAATTTTGCAAAAGGTAGATGAGAACCCTTTCCTAATTTATGTTAGACATAAGTCTTGGAATGAATCAAAATATTCAATATATCTTAAAATGTTCCAACCAGGAGTTAAAGAATCTTTAAGTAGGCATTCAGCAACAGCTAGAATAATGTCAGCTTCAGCATATATATTAAGTAGGCCTTGTGTAAGTATATATACACAGTCTGGACCTATGGTTGTTAGTCTTTTGTATGCTATAGCATATTTTAATGTTAAAAGAAAATCTCAAGTGAAATTAAAGCCAGAAGAAGTTTTTACTCATGCATCAGAATATGGTGAAGTATTATCTTATATAGAGGACATTGAAGAAAAATCAACTTTAATCATGGCAAAATTTAGAACTAGAACAAAGCAAAAGATAGCTGTCTTTGAAAGAGTTCTAGATGATGTACCATTGATAGACCTTTGCAAGAAGAAATGGTTTGATTTAGGGAAGCTTCCATTATCTAAAAGACAATTTGAATCTTTCTGGCAAGAGGCTAAAATGAAATACCCTTTTATCAAAGATTCAAGGCTAGAGACAAAAGAGATACTTAATATGCATGATCTAGAGCTTAAAAATTTCTTAGAAGGGGTTACCAGTAAACCAAGAAATATTGTTCTTCTTGATACTAGTGCAAAATCTGCATCTTTATTTAGTTCTATGACTAGGATTTTTTGGAATGGAATCAAAATTGTGATTCCTGGCAAGTCTGATGATGAGGAAAGTTCTTATAGTTTAAGATCAAAGTTGTTTACCATATTGACATCATGGTTGAGTGATGACATGAAGAAAAGGAAGATAAAGTCAATTATAAAAAATAGTTCTTTACTTGGAGGTAAGTTAGTCCCATCAAGAGTTAAGATGTTACGGGTTTTTTACCGCTGGTTTAATGATGTTGATAAAGGGTCAATCATAAGGTATATTTCTGAAGAACGGTTAGGATCTGTAGGATTTTTTACAAAAAGACAAGAAGGATGGGGTAAAAATAGAAAAGGTTATGGTGAATGGCGTGGTAAATGCCTAGATTGCTCAGTGGTTATTAAAATGATGGGTAATGAATGTACAAGAATTGAATTAAATAAACTAACAAATCTAAAAGTGTTAGGACCAATGTTGTTAGAATTGACAAATAGCTTCTCTCTTGTGCCTCAGGAAAGGATTGCTTTTTCTGAACATTGGCTTTCACCATCTGGTAAACTTTTGGGAGGAGCAGGGAAAAATAGTTACATTCCTGTTAAAGTTAGACCTGAGTTAGTTGTTGACATAATAGATCAAATATCTAAATACAACTGGAATTGGGAAATAACAGAGTCTAGAATAAAATTGGTTGCAGAATTAAATTTAGATCAAAAGTTAACTATCTTAAGTGATAACTTTAGTAGTAGAGATTGGGATTCAGAATTCAAAATTAATGATGATGAACTGCTTCAAAATTGGTCTTCAGGCACACCTATACCGTTAGAATTAATAGAGAATGAAAAGATCTGTCGTAAAACCTGTTCCAGGCTCAATTTATGCAGCACTGCACTCAAAACATACTAGAATCACACAAAGTAATTGGAATTTGGGCAAGTTCATTGATACCATAAATGCAATGATGGTTAGGGAAGTGTTAGAACCATATGAACAAGAAAATGATGAAGATGATGATTCTGAATATGACTTAGATTTTTTGATAAATGAAATGAATTTAGAAAAAATTGACCAGCATGATTGGTTTAATGTTAATAAATTTTTAGATTCAGAAGATTTTGATTGCGACTTATTTGGATTAGACAATGTAGATGATGATGATTTTGAAAACAAATTGACTCTGTTCAGTCAAAATTTCCCTGTTGACTCATTTCTAGCAACCGATAAAAGATCTATGCCAGCTTCTAATTTGGCATTGGAAAACTTAAATTTATTATCTAGAATTGTTTTAGATGTCAGAACATTTAAAGATGCTGTACTGAAATTTAAGAAGAATTCTGATTTGACCACAGGTGGACTTTTAGGCATATTATTATCTTTCTTTTGTAACAGATGCTGTTTAGATGTACCATATGATGATTCTCAAGATTTTTTAGCATTAGAAGAGGAATCTATAACATTATCAGAGCAAACAATCAAAATGGAATTTGGGGAAGATACTGAAAGCATTGAAGCAGCAATCAACCATTTAGAAGATATAATGAAAACAGCTCCACCAAAATTGATTGGGAAATATAAATTGATATTAAAAAGATATAAAGCAATGAAAACAGTGTTACAGGAGACCCCAATAAGAGATGGTGATTTAGAGTCAATATCACAAAAAGATTTTTGTCTTAAAATCAAATCTGTTCTATTAGATGAGAAAAAAGTTCCTAGAAGTTATAGATTAATTCCTATTGAGATACTGGTTGAAAATATTAGAGCTGAATTAGATTTATGCCTCGATGACAAATTATCAAGGAAGGAGTTAAATCAATATCAACATTCTACCTATAGGGAATCCATCAGAAAACCATACATAACTTCATTATTCTTAGACACATTTTCCTGGGCATATGATATAGGTATAAGTTTGAAAGGTTATGAAACAGAGGGGCAGATGAAATTTGATTGGGATAGTGTATGAGGATTTGATTTCAATCAAAATAATTTATATTAATGGTTTTTAACAATTGAATGTTTG